ATTGAAAGCACCTAAAACCCAACCTAACCCTGTTTTCTTAAAAGATGGGTGACTCAAGATTCTAGTTAAAAATGTTCCGTCCATTCCTTCAACTCTGTTAACGTTATTCAATAAACCATCATAAGCTGCAGTCTTCAGCACCCATTTTGCACTTTGATTCATAATAGGCACATCATTTACCCATGAGTCTTGACTCTTTTTGTTTTGATAAGCCTTGTATGCTTTTGCATGCTCAACGGGCATAAGAACGAGCTTGTTGTTGATGGCTCTCCACCAAAGCATGAGCATTTTGGCTTCATTATCACTTATGTAATGACTGTCTTTTTGAGCATAAATTGAAATCAAAAATGTTGCTAATAAGTACGCATCACCGAATTTGGTAACATCCTTGCTGATAAACAATGAACCGGGCTTAGCACCTGAAGCTTTCATATCTAATTGCAAAAGTATATACTTTTTCATACCAGGTGACATTAGCATATCTCTGGGGTTTGTCTTAAGAATTGGTCTCCAAGACTCATCCCACATCTTGTTTGCATTCCTATTGAACAACAATTGAACAAAAAATGTTCTTTTACCTTCTCCTGTCTGATCCTTATTCACCATTGTGATTACTACGCAATCTGGATAGAACAAGACTTCGAATAGCGCCAGTTCAGCTATACTGGGCATATTGTCTCCCAATCGTGCATTGCCAAAAATTGGGTCATCTGTGAAAGTTTCTAAGTACATTTTAAATAAGTGCTCTTCTTCGATAATAGCTTCAGGCTGAGGTATGGAATAAATTCCGGGGATCGTTTGTTTTAATTTTTGCCGCTTATCATATTCAGGATTGAGGTCTAATTTCCCGTCTATTTCTTCTGCAATGTTGCATTTAGAATTCACTGCTCCCTGTAAAGCAGACTTATTCCAATACTCATGAGGGCTTATTGAAGGGTCTTCAATCATTCTGTTAGTTATCATGTCCATCATGTACATATAACAAACCTGCGGGTGATAGCTTAAAGGTTGGTAATCAATGATCTTACCCTTCTTATCACGTATCCATAGCTTCTCAAAAAACTCTTTTATTGTGTACTTTTTTGTAAATGGGAATCTCTCTTCATGAAAAGGACTTTCATTATACATCTTTTGGAATCCTAGTTCATTTCTGAAAAACTCACCACTTTTTGCAACAGGATCAAAACCATCATTTTTGGGGATGTTTTGTTTCAAATAAGTAATGGAAAATAAAGTTTGCCACCCATCATGAAAAACTCCGAAGACCGGATCTTTGGATTTGATAGTTTCCCCTAATCTTACGGATTCTTTTATTTCTGCATTAAATTTTGGGTAATTTTTAGTCAATCTCAAAATCACTGAATTAACCCTTAAATCGGTATATTGTATGCCCGCTAACTTGTCTTTCATGTCCAATTTGCCAATGGTTATTACGTTGTACACATTTTTATATAATGCATATAAAACATCATATAATGTTGTAATTTGTCTACTAAAAGACCACCATAAGGTTGTCCACAATGGATCATTTGTGATAGGAAACCCTAGCTCGAAGTTCAATATAGAAGTTCCTACATATGCTCCTAAGATAGCATTAGCTTGAGAAACAATTTTCAAATTTAATCTGAAAGGCTTTGTTATAAATACGCCACTCTCCTCACTGGAATATAAAACTTCTCTACAAAATTCAGGATAATTTGATTTCTCTTTGATCTTCCCAACAATCATGCAAACACCGGTTGTTATCTCATTTGGAGCAGGACTAACTAAAATCCAATAGCCATCTGGGTGTTCTGCCACCACCAATTCATCCATTTCTAGTCCTTTTGTGTTAAGCCTTGGTGCTGCGGCCAATACAGCTCTGTATAGCTGAATATGGGCATATACACTTCCAAATTCTTTTGACGCAAAGATATCATTCAAATAGTCTTCCGAATTATTTAAAAGTTTGTTATACACTTTTTGAAGATCTGCATTAAACATGTACGCGCTATCAAAATCCATTTTCCCTCTCGGAACAGTTGTAAAATCATTGAAGAAATAATTCTTATCTTTCCCATGAAACCAATC